GAATTATATGAAGGACTTTTTTAGATCGGGCGAGTAAGTTGTATTACGAAGGCACTCCTCTTCTTTCAGATGAGGAATTTGATCTTCTAGCACATAAGCACAACTATAATACAGTTGGGTATGTGGTTACTGATGCAGTACCACACACATTCCAAATGTATTCGTTGCAGAAGTGTTTTGATATTACGAAAGCTCCATTAGATATTGAGTCGTGCGTAGTAACTCCTAAATTAGATGGAGCAGCAGTATCTTTATTATATGTAGAAGGACACCTCAAGTTAGCTTTAACTCGTGGTGACGGTATACATGGTAGAGACATCACTGATAAGATGAGAGAGTTAGTACCTAACCGTATTACTCTTAATGGTCTTAGGCAGATTACTGGTGAAGTTGTCGCTCCTAGTAGTATACTTAACTCTCGTAACTACGCTTCGGGGTCACTTGGACTAAAGGACTTGCAAGAGTTCTTAGTACGTCCACTTAAGTTCGTAGCGTACCATTTAGAGCCTACTATGCATAGTCGATACGAGGATACCCTCAAGTCGCTAGAGATACAAGGTATGAATGTAGTCACTACCTTTGATTCAGAAGATTATCCTATAGATGGAGAAGTCTATCGTCTCAGAAGTAATGAACTGTACGAAGGGATGGGTCATACCTCTAAACATCCACGCGGAGCTTTTGCCCTCAAAGAGCAGAAAGCGGGTGTGGAGACCACCCTCCAGGACGTCATCTGGCAGATAGGTAAGAGTGGCGTAGTAAGTCCTGTAGCAATTCTAGAACCAATCACTATAGGTGATGCGGTTGTTGCTAGAGCGACACTACACAACATTGAGTACATCCGTGAACTAAATTTGGAGATTGGATGTCTAGTAGAAGTTATCCGTTCGGGAGAGATCATACCTCGCGTTGTAAGACGTATAGATTGATTACTACCTTGCGAAAAATACTTCTTGACAAATAGCCCAAAGTTCCGTATAATACTTATTCAAATTCAGAGGATTAGCAATGACCACAATTGAAGCCCCAACAAACTGCCCCTCGTGCAGTTCGGTTTTAGAAGAAGTCAACTACCTTCTGTTTTGTAGAAACGCATCATGTGGTACCAAAGTATCAAAATTAATAGAGCACTTTGCAACTACCTTGAAAATCAAAGGATTAGGCCCAGCATCCATCAAAAAGCTCGACATACAGTCTCTCGAAGAATTATATGTCCAGTCGCTTGAAGATATATGTGAAGGTCTAGGCTCTGTCAAGTTAGCTGAAAAACTCTATATGGAGATACAGCGATCCACAGATGCACCTCTAAACGTACTACTACCAGCATTTGGTATTCCGCTGATAGGCAGAACAGCTACAGAGAAATTATCAAAAGTCTGTATTGATATTGAAGAAATAGACTACGATAAGTGTCGAGAGGCTGGCCTAGGCGAAAAGTCTGCCACTAGCTTATGCAAGTGGATGGACGAAGAATTTTATCAACTGTGTATGTTACCGTTTAATTTCAAGTTTGAGAAGCCTCAGACAACAACCATAACCCACGGAGTTGTTTGTATAAGTGGTAAACTTACCTCTTATAAGAGCAAAGCCGAGGCTCATAAGGTTCTTTTAGGACTAGGGTATGGTGTTAAGCCTAGCTTAACAAAGGATGTCACAATCCTAGTAAACGAAAGTGGAGTAGAATCTGCTAAAACTAAGAAAGCCAGAGATTCTGGCGTTCGAATCATAACTAACCTTTTAGAATTAACTGGAGAATAAAACTATGTCCTTACCAAAATGGACTGCCGAGCGTACTGCTCAATTAACTGAATTTGTCGGTGGCGAAAGCCCCGTTTCTCAAGGCACTGTGGCTGAAGCCGCTACTGACCTTGAAACCTCTACTCGATCCATCTCAAGCAAATTGCGCAAGATGGGCTTTGATGTAGAACTAGCTTCTGCTAGTGCTGTCCGAGCTTTCTCAGACAGTCAAGAAGCTACTCTTGCTGCTTTTGTTTCTGGCAACAGCGGAGATTATACTTATGCTGAAATCGCAGGTCATTTCGAAGATGGCGCGTTCTCTGCTAAGTCAATCCAAGGCAAGATCCTGTCTATGGAACTAACTTCACACGTTAAACCTGCTCCTAAAGTTGAAGCTGTACGCACGTACTCTCCTGCTGAAGAAGTAACTTTTGTATCTATGGTACAAGACGGTGCATTCGTTGAAGCTATTGCAGCTGAACTAGGTCGTACTGTGAATTCTATTCGCGGTAAAGCCCTCAGCCTATTACGTTCTGGCGACATCGACGCTATCCCTCGTCAAGAGACTACTAAAGGCGCTTCTAAAGAAGATCCATTGTCTAGTATCGAAGACATCGGTGGAATGACTGTTGACGCAATCGCTGAGTCGATTGGCAAGACTGCTCGTGGTGTCAAAACTATGCTAACTCGTCGAGGCTTAACTGCTTCTGACTATGATGGCGCGGCTAAGAGTGCTAAAGCCTCTAGCTAATCTTTAACTACTTTGTAGTTATACAAAGCAGGCTCTTCGGGGTCTGTTTTACCTTTAAATCAAATGAATCGGGAGAATTTCATTGAACATTGCTAGTGCTCTAATAAAGCAAGTGTTGGTACTACGGGACTTTGAGACCTGGAGTGTTACGCATAAGCATTATTTCCCTAGCGAATATCACAGTCTTCACAATGTAATTGCGAAACACTGCGAGGAGTTCCATAGATTACCTTCGATTGATGATTTAAAGCTTGAGATTCGAGATTCAAGTACACGGGAGAAGTTATATGCTGTTGAAGCCCTAGAGGTTGATTCAGATCCCGATATGCTTCTTCAGTACTTGAAGAACGAATATACTCAAAAAACAATTCTGGATTCACTAGAAGATTATGTTGAACACTCTATTTCTTTCGAGAATGCACAAGAGTCAGTAGACCATCTACATCAGATCGTCCTAGACGTTGAAGATAAAGTTGATCTTGAAGATCCGCAGGAAAGTATGCAACGTATTGACCTGTTTGAACCAGAAGAAGACTTAGCTAGGTACATACCCCTCGGACTCAACGAGGCTTACGACTTGGATATTCAATTCTCTCCGAGAGATTTGGTTATGGTAGGTGGTAAAAGAGGGGCGGGTAAGTCTGTTATATGTTCCAACATTGCAAACAATGTGGTTGCTTCGGGTAAATCGGCTATGTATTTCACCATTGAAATGGATAGTCGAGATATCTTGCAAAGATGTTGTGCGATCGCTACTGAAATCCCCTTCTCACGAATGCGTACTAAGAATCTCAATGTTACTGAGTGGGAGAAGGTTGCTACGTGGTGGTCAAATCGCTTCACGGCTGGACAAGACCGTTTGAAAGAGTACAAAGAACATCGTGATTTTGATAAGTTTCATGCCAAACTAAAGACTGGAGAGCTCCTCCCGACTCAACAGTTGGATGTTATATATGAACCTTCTCTCACACTCGCTAAGATTCGTGCCGAACTAGATAAGAAGGTTCGTCCGATGAATGTTGGCGTTATCATTGTGGACTATATCAATCAAGTAAAACGG